TAAATCAACACAAGCAAGTGATAGATCTGGCGGTGGCGGCGGCGGCGCAGGTTACTACGGTGGCGGCGGTGCTGGTCAAGGATCTGATGCTAACAATTGGGGTGGTGCTGGTGGCGGTGGCGGTTCAAGTTATGTTGGAGGAGCCGTTGCCGGAACAACAACCAATACACAAGGTTCCATCGGAAGTAGAACAGCCGATGTAAATCCGCCCCAGATCAATGATGCAGATTATATCTCAGGCACTGGTGTAGGACGTGGTCCTAACACCAACACTAGAGGCGGAAAAGGTTTGGTCGTAGTTCGTTTAATTCCTGAATAATTAACAGAAATGCGGACCGTGAATCCAACCAACCAATGATCTTCTTATACCCTTTGTAACGGGTGTTACTTCATGTACAACATTTGCAGGGAAGAACGTTATGGATCCTTTCTTCCTTGGCATAGGTTCTTCATGGTGCGTTTGACAAATTAAAAGATCACCACCTTCATATTCACTAGGATCAGATAGAAGAATACTGAAAGAGAGTTTTCTTGTTTTGTGAATTACACCATCAGTATGTTTGCCGTACTTACCTGGCTCAACAACTCCCCCGTGATATTCAATATAAGTTAATGTTTCGATCATATCCAAAACAAACTTAAAGTTATCCATATTGACTTTATAGATTTCTTTTTCAATTATTTTATAAAGCCATTCAAAATCATGTGCGGGTATGCCTGTTGTATATGCATTTCTAACCTTTTTATCTACAACTCTAATATTAGCCCCATATCCGATAGTTGCTTCTGATGTTTTAGATTTTCCATATTCTTGTATCAAATCAATTATACCGTCTGATAAGATATTTTCTTTAAAGATATATTCTTTCTTTTCTGATTGTTTAGATCCAAAATACCAAAAATTCTCATCATAGTTTTTTTCTTTTTGTTCTTCTTGCACTACAGAAATTTCCATAGTTCCTGTAAATTCTTCAGTCGATGAATCTTCATGTTTTTCGTTTAACGCTTCATTACTGCAATCCTTGTACTTTCCGTTTGCATCAACATAATGTAAGAATACTTGACATTGCCAATTTCCTTCAGTATACTTTTCACGCCAATGATTAATTTCCATTCCACGATATATTAATGCATCACCTACTTCTAACATGAAGGGCTTAGGATTATCAGTTGCATCGGTAGATTCAGATGCCCATAATGGCCATAAACCACCATCATAACTTAGTGTTATCGATGCACTGATTTCACACGCTTTTCTATCAAGATGTTTTGAAAGTTCATCGCCAGTTCTATAAAAGCGTGCGTATGAATACGTAGGAAGTAATTGTAACCCGGTTATATTTTCAATTTTTGATTTAACATCGATTAGTAGTTTCTCAAATACGGGATCACCATAAATAGATGGTGACGAAGGACATTGTGTATCCCCAGTAGTCATATCTTTTGTTAGATTTATTAGATGATCGGATAAGGTTTTACAAGTATCTTTATCTAGAATTTCTCTAGCAACTGTGTACTTATTCTGTTGGAAATTTTCTGCGGGAAGGGTCATTTCACATCTCCTATAATAAAAACAATAAATAATAAGTCGTATCGTATGTCTATTTATATACGATTTTGGAGGGAATGATGATTACGAAGGAAATATTGAAGAAGATAGCACCCGGTGCAAATGAAAAGATTATATCTGATCTCGAACATTATTTTGATGAATATTTACAAAAGTATAACATCAACACTTATCTTCGTGTGTGTCATTTCCTTGCACAATGCGCCCACGAATCTGCTAATTTTAGAACTCTTGAAGAATATGCCACCGGCGCCGCATATGAGGGTCGTAAAGATCTAGGTAATGTAAATCCGGGCGATGGTAGACGTTATAAGGGTCGTGGAATCATTCAATTGACCGGTCGTGCAAATTATAGAACATACGGACAAAGATTAGGTTATCCTTTAGAAGATCAACCATTACTTGCTATGGATCCTAAGGTGTCAGTTCAAACTGCTTGTGAGTATTGGAATAGCAAAAACCTATCAGAGTTTGCAGACAAGGATGATTTACTTACTATAACTAAGCGTATCAACGGCGGAACAAACGGTCTCGATGATCGTAGAACAAAACTTGCTTTAGCTAAACAAGTTATTCCCAAAACATTTTCATTAAATAAACCATCAGCACCCGAGCCTGTAAATCCGCTTATCCCGCCAATCGTAGTAGCAAAAAAAGGTGACAATTCACCTTATGTTGCTGACCTTCAAAATATGTTAATTAAAAAAGGTTGGGCAATTGCTGCTGATGGAGCCTTTGGTCCTAAAACAGAACAAGCAGTAAAAGAGTTTCAACAGAAAAATTCTCTTAATGTAACAGGTCAAATTGATACTGATACTTTAAACAGATTGATGGTGTGATGGAAGAATCATGGATCAAACAATATTGGCGACCTGCGATTGCGTGGCAATATTTTGCTGTCTGTATGTTTGATTTTATCATATTTCCGTTTTTCGATTTTGGACTTAGTTATTATTTGAAGATTGATAATAATTGGAATCCTATTACATTGAAAGATGGCGGATTCTATCACCTAGCCATGGCGGCGATTATTGGTGTGTCTGCTTGGACAAGAGGTCAAGAAAAGATCGAAAAGTTAGTTATAGAAAACAATGTGAATAAAGAAGAGGAAAAAGTGAAATGACAATTACACCATTCTTTGATGGCATAACATTAGAGTTAACATCACAAAGCAATATCAATGCACACTGGGAATTTATGAATCCTGACCAGACATCTTCTGGCACGGACGTATCAAAGCAATACATTCACAGTGATGCTATGAGAGTTCATAGAGTTAATGCAAGTGACTCTGACAGCACATTCGTTGCAGACATTCGCTCTTTAAATCCTTTGCAGTATTCTGGTGATGGTGATCACACATGGGCAGGCTCACCTTCATTCACAATCATCAACTATCTTCCAATATCATTACAATTAAATATCACAGGTATCGATAACTACGATTGGAACGGTAATAGACCTGATCACAATTACCCTGAAGGTATAGAAAACTATACGTTACCTTCTGCATATTCAAATAATTTAGACATCAACCTAGCGTTTCCGACTGTTTTACTTTATCCTAATCCACACTCTAGTTCAATTCCTTTTGACCTTACCATTTCTAGTAGCTCAGCGCTCTTTACTGATAGAATTTATTATGGGCACTTCAATGTGAACTATGAGAATGATAGTTATACAACTACGTTATGGTCACCTGGTGAAGATGTTAATGGCAGAACATTTAACGGTCACTGGGATACACCGAAGCAGTTGGGCGACTTTACATACTATGATAATAACGGGAATAAACAAACCGGCCATCGTGTAATTACTCGTAGACAATATATGTTCCACACAGGTGATACTGATACACCAATTGCAATTGTCACAACAACGATATTACAAATTAGAACAGGTTCTACACCAGGACCAATTTAAAAGAGGTAAATCATGTTAGCATTACTATCACCTTTTTTTGGTATTATCGGAAGTTTACTACCTTCCATTGTGAGAATATTTGAGCGTAAGCAGGAGATAAAATATGAACTCGATTTGGCAAAACTTAAGATCGATGCCGCTGAAAGACAAGCTGACCTACAGTTCAACGTTGAAATGGTCAAGGCTTCTGCTGTCGAGCGACAATCTGTTCTTGATCATGATAAGTCTCTTGATGGTGGAAAGTTTATTAACGCATTACGAGCTTCTATCCGCCCGGTAATTACATATTCATTTTTCTTTCTATTCTGTGCAGTTAAAATAGCAGCTGCATATGTTATGTTGGCAAATGGGCAGTCTGTACCTGAAATGTTAAAAGCTGTATGGGATATTGAAACTATGTCATTGTTCTCAACAATTATAGCTTTCTGGTTTGGTTCGAGAGTTATGGAAAAGCAAGAACGTATGTTGCCTCCACAAACTCAATTGAATGTTACGGTTTCAAACAACAGCGCACCGAAAAAGAAGTCTTCATAAATACTAAATAAAATCGGAGACTACTTATGTCTAATCCAACATCTAGAGCCGCATTTAAAGAATATTGCCTACGTAGATTAGGTAAACCTGTCATCGAAATTAACGTAGATGAAGATCAGGTTGATGATCGTATTGATGAGGCATTGGCTTATTATTGGGACTACCATTTTGATGGCACTGAAAAAATATACTACAAATATCAAATAACAGCAGAAGATGCTGCAAACAAGTATATAACTTTACCTGACAATATTATTGGTGCAGTAAACATCTTTAATATTGGCGATGCAATGAACGTCGCTAATATCTTCAATATTCGTTACCAAATTGCCTTAAATGATCTTTATACACTAACTAATATTAGCTTAGTTCCTTATTTTATGGCGTTCCAGCACATCCAGTTAATTGAAGAAATTCTAGTCGGTCGTAAGCCAATTCGCTACAACAGACACAGAAATCAATTGTTCATTGATATGGATTGGAGTATTCTTCCTGTTGGTAACTATGTCATAGTAGAAGCGTATCAGGTTGTAGATCCCGACACATACACTGATGTATGGCATGATAGATGGCTAGCACAATATGCAACAGCGTTAATCAAGCGTCAATGGGGAAACAATCTTAAGAAGTTTGACGGTATGCAAATGCCGGGCGGTTTGACTTTTAATGGTCAGAAAATCTATGATGAAGCGATTGAAGAAATAAATGCCCTAGAGAAAGAAATGATAACTTCTTATTCACTTCCTGTATCAGATATGATAGGATAAAATCGTGGCTACTAATTTTTTCTTCAACAATTTTCAAAGTTCGCAAGAACAATTATTACTTGAAAATTTAATCATAGAATCTATTAAGATTTATGGTGAAGATATGTATTATTTGCCACGTACAATTAACAAGAAAGATGAATTATACGGAACAGATGACATATCAACATATGATAGCGCTGTTCTTGTAGAAATGTATATTAAGAATATTGATGGGTTTGGCGGTGACGGAAACTTCATGTCCAAGTTTGGTCTTGAGATTCGTGACCAAGTTACATTTACTATTGCCAAGCGTGTATTTGATGAGGAAGTTGATTTTCAACAATCATACTTGAGACCTCGTGAAGGTGACTGTATTTACTTCCCATTAAACAAGAAAATCTTTCAAATCAAATATGTAAATAACAAACCTATATATTATCCTTTAGGTGCATTGCAAGTTTATGATATGACATGTGAATTGTTTGAATATAGTGGTGAACAATTCAACACAGGCATTGCAGAAATTGATGATATCCAGGATAAACTATCACTCAATATTTTCGATTACGGAATACTCACAGAAGATTCGTTTGTTCTTGCAACAGAAGATGATGATTATATTGTAATGGAAAATTATACTATAGAAACAATAGATCCATTTTCTGATAATGAGGATATTCAAACAGAATCACTGTCATTCCTTGACTTTACAGAAAAAGATCCATTCTCAGAATCGGGAACTTATTAATGTTCGGACATACATGGTATTTTAGCACTATAAGAAAGTATGTCATATTATTTGGCACGCTATTTAATGATGTTCATATAACTAGAACAAATACTGCAGGAACAACTACACATCTTTTAAAGGTTCCTCTTTCATATGCACCAAAAGAAAAGATGTTAGCACGTCTGGACAATGACCCAAACATTGATCGTGAAACTGCAGTTCTTCTTCCTCGTATGTCTTTTGAGATGACAAATGTTACATATGACGGAACAAGAAAATTAAATACGTTAGGAAGAATTGCTGTCAAGGATACATCTGCAAACAAATTAAAATATCAATATAATCCAGTTCCATATAATTTTGATTTTACATTGCAAATATACGTAAAAAATGCTGAGGACGGAACAAAAATATTAGAGCAAATTCTTCCGTTTTTCACACCCGAATGGACATCTACAGTAAATTTAATTCCTGAAATGAATGTGACTATGGATATTCCTGTCGTTTTAAATAACATTTCAGTCGAAGATACATATGAAGGAAGCTTTGAAACTAGACGTGCTCTTATATGGACTTTGAATTTTACATTAAAAGGATATATCTATGGACCTATCAAGAAAACTGCAGTCATTAAATTTGCAAATACAACTTTCTATATCCCGGATCCCTCTATCACCGACCTCAGAGATGCTGTTGGCAATACCTCTCCTAATGATAGAGTAACGGTTGCGCCAGGTCTAGACGCCAATGGTAATCCAACATCTAATGCAAGTATAAGCATTAACAGAAACCTAATTGAAGCAGATGATGATTATGGCTTCGTAACAGATGTAGCCGGAATCATTCTATCGGAGTAATTTATGAATAGTAACAATGATACGATTGCGGATGCTTTAGATTTAAAGCCTCTATCACATGCGGCCGCACCTGCACTTGCTGAAAAGCCTCAAGCAGAAGATAACAACGACTATGAATACGCTCGCCAAAACATTTATCGTGTTATTGAAACGGGAGCAAATGCACTAGATGAACTTGCACAAGTCGCCGCACAATCACAGCATCCAAGAGCATATGAAGTCCTAACAAATCTTGTCAAGACAATGGTCGAAGCAAACAAAGATTTGATGCATCTCAAGAAAACAAAAGTCGAGATTCAAAAGATGTCTGATGATCCTGTTGACGGCATGGGTGGTAATAAAGTTCAAAATAATCTATTTGTTGGTTCGACAACTGAATTACAAAAGTTTCTTTCTGGTATGAAGAATGGCGGATCAACAAGCTAATTACGTAAATTATAAAGGATATAACGGTAACGCCAATCTTAAACGTTCTGGCGTTGGCGTTGATTGGACACCTGAGCTAATCGCTGAATACATGAAGTGTTCACAGGATCCAATATATTTCTGTGAAACCTACATGCGTATTATACACGTTGATAAAGGACTTGTCAACTTCAAACTGTATGATTACCAGAAAAATATGATGCAATCAATGCACGATAACCGTTATACAGTTATCGCTACTGCTCGTCAGATTGGTAAATCAACGACTACGTGTGGATTTATACTTTGGTATATTCTTTTTAATCCTGAAAAAACTGTAGCGCTTCTTGCTAACAAAGGTGATACTGCTAGAGAAATTCTAGGAAAAGTGCAACTTGCTTATCAGCACCTTCCTAAGTGGTTGCAGCAGGGTGTAGTTGAATGGAACAAAGGTTCTTTTGTATTAGAAAATCAATCTCGTGTTATCGCCTCTGCAACGTCTACTGATTCCATTCGTGGTTACGCAATTAACTTGCTATTCATTGACGAGGCTGCATTCGTAGAAAACTGGGATGAGTTCTTTACATCTACCTTCCCTACAATTTCTTCGGGTGAAAGCACAAAGGTTGTTCTTGTTTCTACACCTAACGGTTTGAACCATTTCTACAAGATATGGGATTACGCTCGTCAAGGAAAGAACGATTATCATCCTATCAGAGTTATGTGGAACGAGGTTCCTGGGCGTGGTGAAAAGTGGAAAGAAGAAACACTTGCAGCAATGTCATTTGACTATGATCAGTTTGCTCAGGAGCATGAGGTTGAGTTTTTAGGTTCGTCGGGTACGCTGATCGCTGGTTGGAAATTGAAGGAAATGGTTCCTAAACCAGCAATCATTTCAAAGAACGGTCTCTATCAATATGAGAAACCAGAACCAAATAGAATTTACACTTGTATCGCTGACGTTTCACACGGTAAGGGCTTAGATTATTCGGCGTTTCATATAATCGATGTTACGCAAATGCCTTATAAGCAAGTATGTGTATTTAGAGATAATAGTTTAGCACCTATCGAGTATGCAGAAACAATTTATAGAATGGCGAAGGCCTATAACCATGCATCTGTTTTAGTAGAATCAAATGACATAGGTGGTCAAGTTGTTGACAGTATACACTATGATCTTGAATACGATAACATTCTATATACTCAAAATTCAGGTCGTGCAGGTAAAATAATTTCTAACGGGTTCGGAAATACCGCTTGCGAAAGAGGAGTTAGAACAACAAAGACAGTAAAATCTGTAGGTTGTTCTATATTAAAACTATTAATTGAGCAAAATCAATTGATAATAAATGACTACAACACCATATCTGAATTTGCCACTTTTTCTAAAAGGGGCAATAGTTATGAAGCAGAACCAGGAAATCACGATGACCTTGTAATGCCTCTAGTATTGTTTGCTTGGATGTCTGACCAGGCATACTTCAAAGAATTGACAGACATAAATACTTTACTTAAACTACGTGAAAAATCCGAAGAAGAAATAATGAATGACTTACTCCCATTTGGGTTTATTGAAAATGGTCAGGAGGAAGATGTGAATGAGTTGGGTGCAAGTCCCGAACGTCCCCACTGGTTAGGCTGGGATTAAAACATGACTATTCATAAATAATCTGAACGACTAATTTATAATAATAAACCTTTGATAAAGGAGTAACCAAATGCCATTTCAACTAAGTCCTGGTGTTAATGTCACAGAAATTGACTTAACAACCATTGTACCCGCAGTTGCTTCAACTGACGGTGCTATTGCTGGCGTTTTCCGTTGGGGTCCTATCGATCAGCGTGTTCTAGTAGACTCAGAAAACGCTCTAGTAACCCGTTTCGGAAAGCCTACAAATCTAAATCCAGAAACCTGGTTCACTGCTGCTAGCTTCCTTGGCTACGGCAATCGTCTACACGTTTCCCGTGCAGCAAATACTAATGGTTTGTCACCTGTGGTAACAAGCGTATCAGTAACAGCAAGTCAAGCTAACGTATCAGTTGGTGATACAACTGGTCTAGAAACAGGCATGATTCTAATCACTTCATCAAACTCAAGTGGTACAGGACAGATTGCAGCCGGTGCAACTATCGGTAGCATTATCAATGCAACACACATTGCATTGTCATCAGAATCAGACGCTTTAGTTACATCTACCGGAACGACACTTCAGTTTGTAACAAATAGCGTATTTACAGCTGTTGCAAATGGCGCAACTGTTACAAATCTAGCTGCTCAGATTGTAAAGAATGAAGAAGATTTTGCTACAAAAGAAATTTCAGAATTTGATAGCGATGTTTATTTTGTTGCTAAGTTCCCTGGTGAAATGGGCAACTCACTACGTGTTTCTATTTGCGCTAACTCACAAGGTTATAACCAGACAGTTGATCTTGCAAATACTACAAACTACATATCTAATGGTACAACTTCTCACGTTACAACCTTTACTGCAAACGTAAATTCAAATACAGCTACAATTACAATTGTTGCAACTTCTTCTGACTATGCAAACACGCTTGCAACAGTAAATGCAGCTGCACAGGCTCTTTATCAGGCAATCAACGCAACTGATAAGTTGGAACTAGGTAATACAACTCTAGGCACACAGTTTATCAAGATCAATGCAATCGGTGCTGCAACAGCAACAGGTAACTCATCTGCTGCAAATGCAAGTATTACGATTTCATTTGATGAAGAACTTAAGTTGGCCGCAAATGTTACGATTGGTGGTGGTTCAGGTAAGACATCAAACACACTTCCACGTTATTGGGAATTCTGGGATAATGTAGACGCTGCTCCCGGTCAATCTGATTATCAGT